AAGAGATGTGCTGCTTTCCATTTTGCTTGGTTGACAGCATAGGTAGTAAGTTCATACAGATATGATTTAGTTACTCTAGTCTTCTTCTTTGGTGGTTTGGTTTGCTTCTTTGGTTTCACCTCAACCACATAAGTTTTGATACTACCATTAGTCTCTCTTACTTTCATTAGAAAGTCTGGGAAGTATCTATGAGGTCTTTTATCTACAGGAGACATGTATGGAATACTTATCTCTTCAGAAGCCCATGCTATTATATTCTCAGTCAGGTCACAGTATCTACAGAACTTACGTTCCCAACTACTACGACATATTATATTGTTAGGATTGCCTTGATATTTTTGAGGGTACTTGGGTCTGTACTTACTCTTAATACTTTCAGCCATCTCTTATACATAATATATAACCTAAAAATATTTATAGATGGCAGGGGTTCTTCCAGAAAAATTAAGAGTAAGTGATATAAAATCTAGGTTGCTGAATGTAGCTCAGACCTCACAATATCGTTTGACGCTATCTGTACCAGCAGCAGTTAGATCAAAGGTGTCTGATTTAAATGGTTTAGATTTTGATAACATTAGTTTGTCATGTTCTGAAGCAAACCTACCAGGTTCTTCATTAGCAACTCATGATGTTACTAATGATTATCAGGGTGTGACTGAGAAGATGGCCTATAGAAGAATCTATGATGATGTGTTGGGGTTGACATTCTATGTTGACAGAAACTATAATGTTATTAGATTATTTGAAAGGTGGATTGATTATATAAGTGGGATTACAGATCCTGGAACTTACAAGAGTCCTTTTACTAATCAAAGAGTTCGTTATCCTAAGACATATAAGAATGATATATTTGTAACTAAGTTTGAGAGGGATCATCATTCTGATGAGTCTTCTCTAAGAAAGAATATTCTTGAATATACTTTTGTTCAAGCTTTCCCTAGAGACATCACTGCTATTCCAGTTTCATATGAGGCTAGTCAAGTTTTAAAATGTAATGTTTCATTCTCCTTTATTAGATATGTGGTAGAGGAGAATCAAGTAAATCTAGTCTAAATAAACTACACTGAAATTTTTGTAAGATATTATGCCATTACCAACCATTGTTACTCCAACTTATGAACTTGAGTTGCCATCTACAGGAAAGAAAATTAAGTATAGACCTTTCTTAGTTAAGGAAGAAAAGTTACTTGTCTTGGCATTGGAGTCTGAGGATACAAAACAAATCACCAATGCTATCAGAACAGTCCTGAAAAATTGTATACAGACTAGAGGAGTAAAAGTAGAATCACTTCCTACTTTTGATATTGAATACTTGTTCCTTAATATTAGAGGCAAGTCTGTGGGTGAGGAGATTGAAGTTAATTTAATTTCTCCTGATGATGAAGAGACTCAAGTGCCAGTGACTATTAATATAGATGATATTCAAATACAAAAGGATGAGTCACATACTAATAAGGTTAAGTTAGATGCTCAATTGGTAATGGAGATGAAGTATCCATCTCTAGATGAGTTTATTAAAAATAATTTTGATTTTAATGATACTGTTGGAATGGATCAATCATTTGAATTGATTGCTACGTGTATTGATAAAATTTATAATGAAGAAGAAGTATGGTCTTCTGCTGATTGTACTAAGAAAGAGATGAAAGATTTCTTAGAGCAGATGAATAGTATGCAGTTTAAAGAGATTGAAACTTTCTTTACCACAATGCCTAAGTTATCTCATACAGTTACCTTCACCAATCCAAAGACTAATGTTGAGAACACTGTAGTGTTAGAAGGGTTATCATCTTTTTTCGCATAGGAATGGTGCATATGGATCTGGAGAACTATTATAAACTTAATTTCTCCTTGATGCAGTACCATAAATATTCATTAACTGAGATTGAAAATTTAATCCCTTGGGAAAGGGATATATATGTTGGGATGCTTCAACAATACCTTGAGGATGAAAGATTAAAGCAACAACAAGCAAGTAGTTAATGGCTCCAGCAACCACAAGTCCAATCAAAATACTTTCAGACTTAGGATATGAAGTCTGGGAGATGGAAAGTGACGCTGATATGCTAAGAGCATTAGTAGATGCAGTTAATAGTTTAAGTAGTCTTAATGCTAAAGATGGTAGGATTCTTATATTACAAGATGCAATAAAAGAGATAAGAGGTGCAAGTAGAGCTGCTTCTCCTAGTAAAGGGATGAAGGTTACTGAGAAAAGAAGAACTTTAAAAGGAAGTAAGTTTATACCTAAAGCAAAGCCTACTGCAAAACCTAAGACAAAAACAGCAGCACTTTTACCTGCAGCTAAAGATGATAATGCACCTATATTTTCTACATTGCTTAATGGATTAAAAAATATAGCATCATTACTTAAGAATATATCTACACTCTTAGGGGTTCAACTTACATTTAAAAGGTTACTGGATGCTCGTCAACGTAGAAGGGATGCGTTAGAAGCAAAGAGAAAAAGAGAGGAGGGTCTAGAGGGTTCTGAGAAATCTGGTATGGGAACTAAGATTTCAAGTTCTATTGCTAAACCCATGAAATCTTTGTGGGCTAATTTATTAAATTTCTTTAAAAATATATTACTAGGGTCAGCAGTCTTAGGTTTTTATAAGTGGATGAAAGATCCTAAAAACTTAGAGACTATTAAAGGTATTGCTGATTGGTTTAGTAAATATGGTAAGGCCGTTATATTTGGAATTGGAACATTATTGGCATTAAGAGTTGGATTTAGACTTTATCGTCTTTATAGAGGAGTTAAAAGTTTATTAGGTAAAATTGGGCAACTTGGTAGAGGAGGTAGACCATCTAATTTAGTTGATGATGTAGGAAGTAGTCTTCTTAAAGGTAGAAAATTTAAAGGAGTTACTACAAGTGGTGGTAAACTAGTTACTGGTAGTAAAATACTAGAGGAGACTTTAGAAGAGGGTAGAAAAAGGGTCATAAAAAAAACTGTAGGGAAAAGCCTTGTAACTGTTGGTGGTAATGTTATTACAGAAGGTGCTGGTGGTAAAGTTGCTGGATCTTTTTCATCACCAACAGTAGGAACTGATCCTAAACTTTTAAAGGGACCTCGTACCCCAAAACAAATAGAGGAGATGTTAAATCTTCCAAAGGGCAAAACTAAAATTATAAGAAATATTAGTAAAACAGATGTTCCAAATATATTAGATACTGGAAAAGGTGGGCAATCTGCTGCAAGCTTTTTTGATAACATGCCTAAGGATCTTCAAAAGTTAGTAAGTGGAGAACTCACATCAGAGGCTTTAGATCTTCAAACTGTATTTAATAGGAGTGCAGCAAAAGATATACCTGTAGAAAAGGTAGGTATCTTTAAGAAAATGTCTGAGTCTTTAAAGGGTTCTTATGATAATATTTCTGGTAAACTAGGCACTCAATATTCTAAAATTTTAAATAGATTTATGAGTAAAGCTACTCAAGAGGGAGCAGAGAAAATTTTATCTCGTGGTTTGCCTGTTGTAGGAGGAGTTTTAGATTCTGCTTCTGCAAAAGATGAATTTAGTAGAGGAAATATTACAGCTGGATCTTTGTTTGGATTGGGAGCAGCTACTAGTTTTATGAGTGCTGCAGCTTTAAGTTTTGGAGTTACTGCACCCTTTGCTGGACCTCTTAGTGGTTTATCTCTTGCTTTTAGTATACTTGGTATAGGAGCATCAGTAATAGAGGACTCAGTTAAGGGAAGATATGGTGGATCTATAGAAGCAACTAAAGAACCAACTTATATTCCTCCTAATAAAAGAAGAAATAAAAATAATAAATCAATTAATCTTTCAAGTAATAATAAAACTCTTTCAAGTGGATCAGGTGCTACTAGTAGTGATGTAGCTAGTGTAGGCACTACACACCTAGAACATCTATCTCATATAAAAGGGGTAGAAAGAGATTTAAATTTAAGTTTAGCATAATAAAATGGTTTTACCCGCAATCATAGGAACTGGATTAAAAATATTCCAAGCAACCAGAAGAAAAGCATCTTCTGGTTCTGATGTAGCGTCTAAGATTGTTAGTAAACAAACTACTGTTACTGGTAAAAGTGTAGGCAAACCCAAATCTGGTGCTATTATTAGATCATCATCTAGTAAAATATCTGGAGCTAGATTTCTAAAATCTACAACTGATCCTAGTAAAGATAAAATTAAAGCAAAAGAAGGAGTCCTTCAACAGTTTGCATCTATAATTAATTCAATTAATAAATTTCTTTCTGTAATATTAAGAACTCTCATAGCAGATAATAAATTATCCAAGAGACAATTTGAAAATGAAAGGAAAGCAGAAGAGTTAGTTGTAAAGAGACAAAGAGAATCTAATCTTGAATCTGATCAGGATGAAACTACAGAAGGTGTTCCATCCTCTAAGAGTAAATCCAAACGTGGTTCTTTCTTTGATAGAATAATTAAATTTATTTCATCAATCATTATTGGATCTTTAGTGCTTGCATTATATAGAAATTTTACAAGGATCATTCAATTCTTCAAAGAAACTTATGAAACTATAGTTGGTTTCTTTGATAAGTTGGGAGAGTATATGTCTCCTTTGTGGGAAGTATTTAAATTTATAGCTAAATTTTCTTCTCCTTTACTCAGGATTGTGGGAAATGATGATAAGAAATATGCTGATTTGATAGAAAAAGAAGATAATTTTGCTATTAAAGAATTGAGTAAAGATATATCTAATCAAAAATTTAGTGTAGATGAAGATTCTTTAGGAGAACGACTAAAAGCGGAGGCTGATGATGATTCTTTAGCAGCTCAAATTGCTCGTGGTGATATAATGCCAAGTATGTTCACTCCTATAGAAGATAGATCTTTTGCTAAGAATATGATTAAAGAACATGAGGGATTTAAATTAAAAGTATATAAAGATTCAAAAGGGTTTAGTACAGTGGGTTATGGACACAAGATTGATGCTGATTCTCCAATAGATATTCGCAATTTAAAAGAAGGGGATGAAATAAGTAAGGATAGAGCTGATAGATTATTTGATATGGATTTTAATGACCATCTTAATGCTGCTAGAAAAATTCCTGGTTTTAATAAAGCAAGTAAGAAACAACAGGCAGCATTAATTGATCTTACATTTAACATGGGACCTAATTGGTATAAAGGATTTCCATCCTTTACAAAAGCATTTGCTGCTGGAGACTATGAAGAAGCAGCAAGACAAATAGAATTTGCTGATCCAGTCAATAAACCTGGTGTAAAATCAGGTTATGTCCAAGATGTTGGTCCTAGAAGATCTGATCCCATCTTAAATCTAATAAAAGGTAAAGGGGTGGGTGATTCTCCTCATTTAAAAAATATCATGAAACTTTTAGGTGAACATTCTAATAAATTGGATGAGTTATCTAATAGTATTTCATCTATTTCTACTAATTCTGAAGAGGACGAAGGAGATCCTGTGATAGTATATGTTCCATCTCAAAACTCAACAACTGGTGGTGGATCTGGTAGTTCTAAGATCATTCCTATAGTAACTAACATAGATAATACTAATGAACTTCTAATGGCATTAAGAAAGTAATAAAATGGGATCTATTCTAAGACCTGGTAACATAAGAGACTTTACTATTCATGGTAAGAGTGCGTCAGCAGATCTGTCTGGAAATCAAAGTCAGCATGATAGTAAATCCATTCTAGCTGATATAAGATACTATGAGAATGTATTATCTAATGTGATAACTTTATCTGTAGGAGTCAAGGAAACTGATGATCTATTAGATAAACTTCCTATCAGGGGAGGAGAGAAGGTAGATATTGTATTGGAAGATTCTAATGGTACAAAATTAAAACCTACTTTATATGTAAACAAGGTAAGGAATGTTGTATCAGATACAATAGAGAATAACTATTTTATGGATCTTGCATCTGAACAATTCTTTAAGAATGATTTGTCTAGAGTAGTTAAAAGATATGATGGAAAGATATCAGAGAATGTCAAAAAAATAATGAACGAGAAATTGGATACTGATGTTGATGTTGATGAGACTCTAATCAACTATAACTTTATAGGTAACAATAGAAAACCATTGTATGTTTGCACATGGTTAGCAGCTAAATCTATACCAGCTCAACCAGGTGAAGGGACAGCAGGATATCTTTTCTTTGAGACACAGGATGGGTTTCAATTTAAATCTATTGATGGATTGTTTGGTAAATCACCAAAGAAAAAATATGTTTTATCTGAGACACCATTTAAACCTAATGAGTATGATGGAAAGGTTCTCAAGTATTCTATTGATAGAGATATTAATCTTCAAAATAATTTAGCTGTAGGAGCATACTCTAATAGAAGTATCTATTTTAATTTTTATGACTATAAGTATGAAGATAAGGAATTTAATATAAAGGATGAAACTGTGGTGACTGGAGGAAAGAATTCCATTCAGGCATCCATTGAAAATTTTGGTGAAGAACCATCAAGAATCATGACTAGGATTCTTGATATTGGAACTCTTCCTGCAGGTAAGAGCACTGATGATGAGTTGGAGACATGGAAGAATGATCCAACTAATCCTACTTACAATGCTCCTAAGACTATGGTTCAGTCTGTGATGAGATATAATCAATTGTTTGCTATTAAAATAAATATTACCATAGCAGCAGACTTTACTTTAAAAGCTGGTGATTTAATTCATTGTGATTTTCCTGAAGTCAGCACAAGGAAAACATCTGGTGTAAACAAGCAGAGTGGTGGCATATATATGATATCAAGTCTGTGTCATCGCTTGACATCAGATCAATCTTCTACTAATCTAACATTAGTAAGAGATAGTTTTGGTAGAAAACCATTCTAAGGAGAATTATGACAACTAACACTCCAGAACATGATTTGGAACATGAAGTTTACATTGATCCTAAGGATCATAAAGAGCATGTTAATCATGGTATGATTGAGTATACAGAGGCAGATTTAAAGATGCATAATGATGCATTCCATAACCACACAGAAGAAGAAGTGGAACCCAATGATGGTAAGATTAATGACTGGCACACAAGACATGAGGATCAGCATCTAGAAGTCTATTGTGACAATCATCCAGACTCATTAGAGTGTAGAGTATACGACGATTAATGTTAGAAAATTCCTTAATTAAAACACATTACATTGGACGTGATGGATATGTCTGGTGGATAGGTCAGATAGTAAAGCAAGATAATTGGATTGCTAATATAGCTGAGCGTCCTACTGAATCCAATGAAGAATTTAAAGGGTTTGATTATAGGTATAAAGTTCGTATAATAGGATATCACCCTGCTGATGTAGAGGAACTTCCTGATGAGCAATTGCCTTGGGCATCTGTATCATTTCCAGTCACTGCTGGATCAGGTCAGGGTGGGGCATCACAGTCTCCTAATCTTAGACAGGGGATGTTTGTTCATGGATTCTTTTTAGATGGTGATGATGGGCAACAACCTATCATCACAGGAGTGTTTGGTGTCAATCAATATGCAGAAGTAAAACGTAACAATGGATTAGTAGGTCCTTATGAGTTGTTCAGTGGAACTCCTTCTGAGGATGAAGATGTTTCAAGAAATAGTCTTCCAGTAAATCAAGATCAAGCAAATACTGGTGAAGTACTGGTAGAAAGTGTTAATGGTCAAGATCAAATTGAAAGTGGAACTGATTTAGAGGCTGATACTGATGATAAAGAAGAACAACCAGTAGCTAAAGCTCCTGAGTGTGCATCTGAGGAAATGACGATGCAAAAGATTATGCAAGTTGCTCTTAATAGAAAGCAAAGACTTGAGAAGGCAAAGAAACAATGGAAGAAAAAGATATCTACAAATGTTGGTGGTTTAAAAATAGATGTAACAGGAGCACTGAAAGATATTAGTAGTTTGGAGAAAGAAATAAATGATGTGATGGCACAAGCTCAAGAGGATATAACTGGTCAAGTCAAAAGAATGACTGATCGTATTCAACTTAATGTGAATAAAAGTATTAATAAAGCTATGGCAAAAGCCTATAGTAGTCTCCCAGTATCCAAACTGACTGAAGCTAAGAAGAAAGGGGACAAAGCTTTTGATGATCTCTCTTGTGCTTTTAGAAACATACAAGCTAATCTTTTTAAGATGGTGGGTAATTTTTTAAATCAAGCCATCAATAAACTTATTAATGGTCCTCTTTGTGCAATTAATAATTTTGTAGGATCTTTATTGGGAAGAATTAGTGGAGTGATTTC